GCGGATCCCCTTCGCCAGTGCGCCCGCCGCTTCATCACCTGTTGCCTCGCCGTGCAGCTCTCGCACGATATTCTTCATCTGGGCGGGCTTGGTCAGGCGACCGGCGATGTCGCGGTGGTGCTCTTTCAGGAACGCTGACAATCGGCTGTTGAAGCGACGAACCAAAGAGCGCGATTTGTAGTCCAGCGATTCAACCGTGGCCGTCTGGTGCTTGGCAAGATCCGGTGCCGACGCAACGCCCTGCTGCAGCTTGCGCATGTTGGCGATACGGGCTTGGAACACATGGCGGTTCTCGCCCGCTTCTTTGCGAAAGGCGTCTTTGACGTCCTCGCCGGCCATTGCCTCCGCGTTCTCGCGGGACCACCCCTGCCGCTCGTAGCGGTCTGAGGTGTCTTTCCACATCTGCTGCGCTCGGGCGGCGCGCTCACGGTCTGCGCTGCCCTCGTCAACGGCATCCGCTAAACAATCAAAAAAGCTCATGCTGGCCCCTTTCCACACAGGTCAATACGGGCGCTGAACGCATCCCCTTCATCCAGATAATTAAGCAGAGATCCGGCAGACATAATCCGCTTCCCGCCGTCTGGTGTTTCAATTTCAAGGTCAAAGTCACCATCGGCCTCAATATCCCCTCGCATATCGGCGGCAACACTATCTTGGATCGCACGCGCCTCTGGCGATGCGGGGTCCGAAAACATATCCATTTGGGAACGTGAGCCAACATCGAACAGGCCGTCATCTGCCGCAGCGTTACCGCCGCGCATAGGCGCTTCTTGTTGGGCTTGGAGGCGGTCGCGCTGTGTTACCGGCGCAACGCCGTCGATTAGGGTTTGGTCGCCTGCTGCCGTGCTTTCCGTTGCTCGATCAGCTTGGCTGCCATCTGCTGCGCGCGCTGTGCTGCTTCCCGCTTCGCTGGCGTCAGGTTCGGGTCGGCCAGTGCTGTCTGCATCCGGTCTGCCATCTTCTGCACGCGGCTGATCTGGTTCGTCCCACGGGACGTCTGCTGCTGCTGTGTTGGG